TTTCCGCCGCCAGTCTTGGTTGCTCCGCTAATAATTACACCAGCGTTTGATGTTTTATACCAGAACAAACTGTCGCCCATTACGTTCCAAGCATAAGCCTGAGCAATCTCAACAGCTCTCGCTTGTAAAAACTCTAATGACGGCCCGGTAAAAGGCTGTTGAATATTTGGGTCTAAAATACTGTTTGTTTTTATAGTGTTCATAAGGTTAAATTTTAATATGTTTGTACGTCGTAACGGATCCCGGCAAGCTTATACTTGTCGACAAATCTCCGGACGTTTTTTTCTCTGTTTGCTGTGTTGGTTCCTAATGTTAAGAAGAGTGCTGCTGGCACATAAACTGTAAAATCGTAATTTGCAACGGTGTTTATATTCGCCAACCAGACTGTCGCAAAGCTTCCCGAGTTTGACATTTTACTTGAATACTCACCTGTTTGACCGAGCCAGAAATTTTCATTGTCCGTGTTTATTCCTAAGTAAATCTGATCGGCTGGTAACGGGTTACGGTACCAAACATTAAGCTCCCACTCAAGCATTATTATTTGAGAATTGAATTTAACCCGGTCATTTGCTCCGATAAAATTCTCTTGTATTACAAGCCAATAAGCAGGGTATAAATCAGGAGGAAGATTCGCAAGGGATGATGGGTTTTCAAATATAAATTCATAGTTTCGGTTATCTGTAAACGATATCCTGTCACCGGGCTGGTAAATGGTTAAAGCATTAAAGTCGGAGTACAATTCTCCGAAAATATAATCGTTTGCAAAAAGGTCTTGCAGCCATTGCAGCGGCTTTAATAGCACCGCAAGCCAAGCCTTAAATTTAGGCAGGCGCTTGCTTGGTACGTTAAGCAGGTTGCTGATAATTGAATATGTTATGTTATAAATCGACATTAGTTATCCAATAAAGCTGCGAATTCTGCGGCATCTTGAGTGCAAACGGCAAGTGAATATTCTTTTGTTTCGGGAATAGCCACGCCGTCAACTGTTCTTGCAGGATTAGTTTTATCAAGGCGTAAATAGATGGCATCGGTTCCGTCCCATAAATAAAGCAAACCGCCCGTTTTAGACTCGGCCATTGTTATGCCAGCGCCGCTTTTAATAATTTGAGGAGCCGGATTGTTGCCGACTGTAATCTCCGGTGGTGGAACACCTGTTCCGCTTTGATCTGCTGCGTTAAATTGTGCTTCTGTCATGGTTTTATTTTTATTCTGCTATAAATGTAATGTTGTCTCCGATATTATATCCAAGCGTTGTTTCTCCAATGCAATATCCAGCCGTTAAAGGGTAACTTGGGTAAATCACTGCGTTGGCTTGACAAACGTAAGTAACTCCACTTGGAAAAGAAAGCGCAGCAGGTCTAATGCCGATATCTTCTGGAGTAAAATCTATTACACCTGGAGCCGCCTGAATGTAATCAATCATTTTATTGATCACGAAGTTTCCGTCAAACTCTATGTTGGCGAAATACTCGTTAATTGCATCAATCACCGATTGTACAATTGTTGAGGCATACTGGCCGTCATATTTTAAATCCCCGGATACAAGAACAAGATCAGGTGAAAGAGAAGTTACGCTGTAACGAACACCGGCAAAACCAATCCCTTTTCCGTTTGATGAAGAAGAACCGGTATTGTTTAAATATCCTTGTGCCGCAGTCAACTGAGGAGTGGATAGTGCTACAGGTGGTTCGCCTGTTGCCACCTTTACGTTAACAGTTTTATTTGTTGCTGTTTTTACAGAGCATCGCGATATAATTCTCAAAGTAGTATCAACCGGGTTGTAACTCGGTGCGTAATTATTTAAGGTCATTATTTGAGGAGTTGTGGCTGAGTATTGTAGCTCAAACATTTTCTTTTGAATCCAAGCATCCGATCCCACTGCTGCGCTTGCGATTTGCGTTTCGATGTCCGTCTTGAATATGTCCATAACCTGCTCAAATAGGTTAATCGATACTGCAACAATATAAATCCAAAGTCTCCAAATAGCGGTTTGACTTGTTGAGGTTAATCCGGAAAGGGCCGTTTGTGCTGCCTTTTCTGAAACCATTTGAGCTTGTATGAATGAAACTGATCGTGCCATTATCCGGGTATTGTTTTAGTGTATGGTGGCTCCTCGTAAGAAGCGTTAATTTCTAAAGTAAACGGTGGATCCTTGTCGATTCCTCCAACAGGGATTGCCGCAGCTTGTGTAATATAGTTCGTGATGTACTTTTGCTGAGCGTGGTATAAAGCCCGGTGTCTTTTGTCTTGGGTTGCTCCTGATCGAACAAAAGCAACAGCGCCGTCTGGTTCGTAAAGGTTCATGCCAACAAACAACTCCTCCACCTTGGTATAAACGTCCAAATTTTGCTCCTGTGTGCCATCCTGTGCGTCCAATTGGTAATGGCCGTAATGTAACACCACTTCTAAAGGATCGGCTATCTGAACGCCTCCTCCGAGCTGGTTCCATTGGATATCATCCGAGAACTCAATAAGCACGAAAGGACAAGGAAATGAGTATATTTCGGCCCCGTCCTCGTCGATATCTTCAAACTGGCCGTTATACATGGCCACAAAGGTGATGTCAGGCGCAATGGCCTGAATCTTCGCTTTAATATCTAAAAATAGTTGTCTCATCGACCTTCAAATGCTTTAATGTATGCTTGCTTTATTCTTAATCTAAATCTTTTATACAAAAAATAGGACTTGCCCATGTAGTGTCTGCGTGGCATTCCGTCCAGTCCTTCATTATGTCTTGCTGCGTAAGGAACAGCGCCCGGATCAATTCTCCAAACAATTTGCCTGAAGCTCTTCTCCTTTACCGAGTTATTAACAGCCCTTCTTAATCGGCCGGTCTTAACCAGTATCTTTTTTTTATTAAACTTCTTTATCCTTTTACCATTTGAAGTGAACTGCTTTCTCGGTTTCCATGCTCGGAAACCAACATCGGTAAATCCTCCCAAATCAAAGTTACTTACAAAGAACTTAGTCCCCTCATTTGCCAACACTCCGGGTAATGATCGTTGTACCGAGTTTAATTTACGGTACATCGATTTAAAAGCCGAATTGAAAGAGGTATGTGTCGCCATTACTAAGCCTCAATTCTCTTGCTGGTATCGTAAAAATCAAAATAAACCTTCTCGCCCATAAGAGCGGAGTTCATTCTGACCTCAACACCATCAAAGGTGTACTCTTTAATTTCTTTAACCTCATCCTCCTCTGACTGTTTGTACTTAACGAAATCGGTAAACTGCACAAATAGTTTAGGGCTGAGATAAATGGTTTTTAATGCCTGCGTTGTTCGCTTGTAACCGGAAACAATGCTGGCGACCATGTCAACAGCTAATAATCCTGTTGGCTCGTAATCGTTTGGAAATCTGCTCATAATTGCAAATATACTATTTTATTGGCAAATTGAAATTGTTTAAAGCAAATTTCTTGTCGTTCTTTTCCACATCAAAATACGGATGGCTTTTGTTGAAAACCACTTTATCAACACCGGGATTCCCTTTGAACAACGGGTTTATACCTTCAGTGGCTTTCATGGCCTCCTTTATCTCCCTGCTGGAGCTTAACCGGACCTCGTCAAAGCGGTCGATCTTGGTTAAGATACAACGGCAATTGAAGTGAGTCAGAGGCGATCGTGTGGCCCATATTGGCGAATCAACAGGGGCGATAATGTCGTTTAAAATAGCGCAATCCGGTGATGTAGCTTTGTCCATTACAGCCTTACGTTGTAGGTAAGGAAAGTCTTTTTTGCTTGCGACGATCTCCTGCCATTTAACAGCCGACTGCGCCTGTCCAATTGCGGTGTTGTATTCGGTTTGCAAGTATGTCTTGTTGTAAAGATCATACTTCTCCGAGGCCAGTTTTTTAAACTCGTTGAACGGTCGTAATTTAGGGCCGTCTAATATCAAAGAACTGATATCTTTCACCTGCGTGTATGTTTTAGCGCCGGAGAAGATGTAAATATTTGTGCTTAATTCCTTATAAAGAGCGTCGTTTTTGTACTTTCCAAATCCCTCATCAAGCGCTTCTAATAACTTAGAAACCGTGGCTTCGTAAAGGTTCTTTGGAAGATTGTGAAGAGTAATGCTTCCCTCAAATATTTTACGAATGATAGATTTCTTTTCCTTTTCACTTAACATTACTTTTTCGTTAAGGCCATAACAACCGAGCCAGTATTATACTTTGCATTTATTATCCACTCTTTTTCGAACTCGGGATGGCAATTGCAGATAAACTGTCTTACTGCGCTTTCAACATCTTCAGGAGTTAAAACAATATCGCATGATTGATCGTTATAATTGTATTTTTCCATCGTTATTTATATAAATTTTTTATCGCAGCTGCTTTCTCTGGACTGAGTCCTGGGAGAGCCTGTTCAACTTCTTTTTTTGTAACCTTCATTCCTGTGCGCTCTTCAACCCATGCTAAGTCAACCTCGATGCCAGCTTGGCTCATTTTGTAGCAGATATCAGCTATTTTTAGAACCTGATCATCTTTTTTGCTTTGAGCTTCAAGAACTTCTTTGTCGTTCATGAATGCGAACACACACCCAACCGGGATGTCTAATCCATAACCTTGAAGCTTCGGAATAACGTGCGTGTTAACCACTTCCTCCATCCAGCTCGTGTCCTTTTTCTCTGTTGCTTCGATTGCTTCCATGGCTGACTCTTCCGATCCTAATTTACCAGCGATGGCATCAAGAGCCGAAGCGTGGCCAAAGAACAGCTTGGATATTTTCTGCTCGCAGCGCTCTTCAAAATTTGCGTAACCTTGGTTCTTACCGGATCCGGTTGGAGCGAACTGAAGTTCGATTTCATCCGTTGTGTCCATAAGAATGGCGGCGTTGCTTCCCATCTCCAATAAAGAGTTAAAGAAAACATCACGCTCATAAGGATCCGTTTTTGTGGTTTTACCAACACGTGTCGGCTGGCCATAAAGCTCCAATGCGGTGGCGTTGTAACCCATATTATTACGGATCAATATCTCGTAATAGGCGGCTTTGTAAAGCAGTCCATATCCGCACTTAGAAGCGCCGATATCGGAAGGAGTATCAATCC